TCGTGACATGTACGATATCGCTCAAAAATATAAAAAGCTTTATGAGGAAGCAGAAAAAGATGTCACTGAGTATAAAAAATTATACAACCAGGCGGAAGCAGATGTTGAGGAATACAGGCAATTTTATGAATCAGCTGAGGAGAACAATCGAAAATTAATAGACTCTAATAATAGATTGCAGGATTTGATTGATACTCAAAAACAAATGATAGATGATATTTTAAATAAAAAGAACATTGGAATAATAACAGGGGTCAATGTGGTCCCTGCTAATATAGAAAATAGTGGAATAATACTTGGATTTGATTTTCAATTTTAGGGAAGGAGAAACATGCAATACTTAAAGTTTTTCTTTTTAATGATATTAGATTTATTTTTTAGTGCAGGAACCTCATATTTTATATTAATTAAATGGTCTAATAAAATAAGCAAAAATTCTAGCTGTGGAACCGGAAGTCTTGGAGAAGCTTTATTTGCCTGGATTTTAGTAGGGATAATTTTCATAGCACTTCTAGGGATATATGGTTTTTTATTTTACTGGATTTTGTTTACATTATTATAGAATAGCATATAATATTTTTGCAATAGAATTAAATATATAGTAAAATAATCACGATAAACATTAATAGTTAATTTGATAATTATTTTGTTCCGCAGGCATTATGCAGGCAGTAAGCGTTAGAGTCTATTTTACAACAAATAAAAAAGAGCCCTAAAAAAGGCTCTTATCACTGTTATGTAGGCTGGTGCGAAAGGAGGGATTCGAACCCTCACGGCCTTGCGGCCACTAGACCCTGAATCTAAAACAAATATATTTCATATGCAAATATACGTATTCTTAACCCCTGTTGATTCTTAATATAACAGGGGTTTTTATTTTTTATAACATCAACTAAATTCAATAAATATTTATTCTCTGCAGGCAGCTCGCAGGCAGAAAAATTGACTGTTTTCAAAAGTGGTGGCAAGGTGGGGAATTAACCCAAAATCAGAAAATATCATCTAATTTATTTACAGCTGAATTTTTACTTTTATCAGCTACATGGGTGTAAATATCAGCTGTGGTTGACCGCATAGTGTGTCCTAAAAGCTTTTGGATAGTTTGTATATCCTGTCCGCTTTCTTTTAAAATAGAGGCAAATGAGTGCCTTAGGCTGTGAAATGTATATTCACCCATGTCTGCAGCTCTTGCATATCTTTTAAATGCATGGCTGATTGAGTCCGGGTCTGGAGGAGTTCCATCCTCTCTAGCAAAAACCAAATCATGTTTATTATAATTTTTTAGCATCAACTTATTTTTTATTTCTTCTTGCTTATTTTTTATATTTTTTAAAATGTCATATACTTTTTGAGAAACAGGAACACTTCTAACCAGATTATTTTTAGTTGTTTCCTGGATAAAAGTTTGCCCTTTAGTCCTCAGCAAAGACTGCTTTACAGTAATTTTTTTATCATTAAGATTTATTAAACTCCACTGCAAACCGAGTATTTCTCCCCGCCTTAAACCAGTTCTAGCTGCAAATTCAAATAACCTTCTATAGTATTTATTATCTACTGTTTTTAAAAACCCTTCAATTTTACTAGAATTCATATATTTTGCTTCTTTAGTTATTTTTTTAGGTGGATCAACTAAATCAGCAGGATTAATCTTTATCATTTTCCATTTAACAGCGCTGCTAAAAGCTTTATGCATAATAGAATGATGATACCTTACAAATCTATTAGACAACCCTTTTCCCGTTGCTAAGTTACCTTTTTTAAGCTTATGATCGTAGTAATTTTCTAATAGCATAGGGTTATTGATTAATTCTCCGAGAGTATAATCTCCAAGTATAGGTATTATATGTCTTTCGATTATATGCTTATAATTTTCATAAGTTGATAATTTCAGTCTTTTTCTGTGGTTTTCTATCCAGTCATTTAAAAATTTTTCAAGTTTGACTTTTTTACCCTCAAAAACTCCGCTTTTAATTTCCTTTTCCATTTTGTCCATAATATCTCTGGCTTTATCTTTTTTAGCATTAACAGTTTTGTAGATAAAATTTCTCTTTCCATTTGGGTCAGAGTCCAACTCAATTACAATCTGATATTTTTTCTTACCTCTCTTTCTTAGATGCGACATAACAATTCCTCCTTATATGTTGATTAAATATCATTTTTTATATATTTATGTGCTTTTTTTAATACGTTTGTTCGTTTATTGTGTAAAAAGAGAAGCCTCGGAGGGCTTAGTTAATTTATAAACCAATAAAAAGAACATCTACTCTAAAATTATCAAGTATATTTTCTTTGTTTAAACCATCTACAATAATCTTTTTTGGAACAAAATTATTTTTAAAAAGAACTAATAAATTTAATTCTGATTCTGAATATATTTTTTGATTAGCTGGTAATTTACCTTGTAATTCTAACATGTTTTCTTGCTTTACATCTGAACCCATAAAATTTGTTGCATTTATAGCTTCGTATTGTTTTCCTTCTTTTGAAATAGCATTTATTTTAGTCATAATTGAATTAATTTGAATTGGAAAATCATTTTGGTTAATTATAAACATTCGATAGCTTGTATAATTTTCTATACCAAATTTACTTTTTACTGATTCTGTAGTTTCAACAAACTCAACAATTATATCATTATTAAAACCATATCCCCTTTGATACTTAACATTTTTTCTTAATGATTTTATTTTTTTCTCTATTTCTTCTTTTTGTTTTTCTTGTTTAGAAAAAATATAAGCGAAATGATAAGCTGCTATAGCCTGACCTGGTTTTTCTTTTTTTAAATCATTTGCTGCTTCAATATATAAGTTTGGGTTTTTAGGATATTCTTTAGAATTGACCGTTAAAGAAGCAAATAATGCAATTATTAATATGATAATAAAAATTTTTTTATTCATCAAAATCAACTTCTTTGGCATATTCCTTTACTTTCTTTTCAAATCTAAAAAAACCAACTCCTGAAAATAAAGCTGCTAATGATCCTATTATTGCTGCGAGCCCAATATCCCCAAACATCATTGACCCAAGCAAAATACCTAACACTCCAATAATAAATAAAATAGTGCCAATTATTTTCACAATAACACCCCTCGTATTTATTTATATTCACATTTAACAAACTTTTGTTCGCATATTATTTAAAAAAATTAGCAGCTGTTTCTTTAATAAATTCATCAGCCTGCTTTTCCATTTTGCTATACTGCATGTCTACACCAATAAAATATCCTATCTCCGGCATATCATACATAATGTGCTCTACTTCGTGCATAAACACCTCCTTTTGAAGTTCTAGAGTGAGGTTTTTATTAATTATAATAAAATATTTATGCGTAGAAGAGAGGTAAACAAAGCCGTATATTACTGGGTTTAATGGTATGATTGTTTGGTATATATTATTATCTCTGGCCCACTCTTGATAATTTATGTATGTTCGCTGGAGAGCTGTACGCTTTTTTCTTTCTATCATGCACATCACTCTCCTTTATATGATTTTATCATTGATTAGCCTGTTCTTCATCCTCAATAGCTTTAATAATCCTTATAACTTGTTTGATAGATGCTTCATCTAAATCTTTAGTCTGCTTAAACAGCAGCTGTAGATCCTCCCGCTTTGAAATTTGTTCCCATACATCCTGGAGTTCCGGATCATTAGAAATAGCTTTTTTAATTTTGTTATTAGGTTCATCATCATCAAGATAACCAGCAACCTTTAATAATTTTTTATAAGATACTCCCAAAGGTTTAGCTAATTTTTTTAAAGTTTCTGGAGATGGTTCTCTTAATCCTCTTTCTATTCTAGAAATATGAGAATTGCTTACTCCAGATTTTTGCTCTAAATATGATAAAGTCATATTATTATTTTTTCTTAATTTTTTAATTAAATCACCTATGGCACTTGTCATTTCATTGCCTCCTAGCACAATTTTATAATAACTATTGCCTACTGTCAATAAATAAATATTACCCGCTGGCAAAATAAATTAAAAAATACTTGACAACTGGCAGAATCTAATTTATAATTATAATTGCCAGCAGTCAGAAAGGGGGTAAATTTAATGGCTAGAATACACTTAAAAAAAGAAGTTTTAGAAAAATATATGAAAGATAATGAATTATCAGAACAAGATTTAGCTATTTTGTTAGATTTAGATTATACTACTGTTTACCGAGTTTTAAGAGGTCAGCGGAATGTTGGTCCTAAATTTGTTGCAAAAGTACTCACAAATACAGGTTTTGAGTTTGAAGATATTTTTTTTACTAATGATTTGCCAGCTGGCAGAAAAAATAACCATACTGCATAGGAAGGAGAGCTGCAATGAAAGTTAATGTTGATGAAATTAAGGTTAAAGATCGAATTAGAAAAGATTATGGAGATATAAATGAGCTTGCTGCAGACATTCAAAAGAACGGGCTTATCAATCCGATCACAGTTGTTGAGCTTAATAATAGGTATAGATTAATAGCTGGGGAAAGAAGATTGAGAGCTTGCAAAAGTTTAGGCAAAGAAAAAGTAAAAGTTAATTTGATTTCTGTCGCAGATGCTGAGCAGGCTTTAAGAATTGAGATTGCAGAAAATGAAAACAGAAAGGATTTTAGTTTATCTGAAAGACAGGAATATATGCAGAAATTAATTGAATTAAAAAAGTCAACTGGTGCAAATTTGCACCAAGCTGAAAAAGAAGCCGCTAAAGAAATTGGTATCGGAAGCAGGCGACAGTACTATAAAGAGAAGTTTATTTCTGAAAACGCAGACGAAGAAACTATTAAACAACTTGATGAAGAGCAAATCAGTATTCATGGAGCTTATCAAAAACTAAAAAAAGAGAAAGAACAGCTTAAAGAATCAAATGAATTTCTTGAAGAGATTAGAGATGAACTAATCAAAGAAAGAGATCAAGAGAAAGAAAGAAAAAAAGCAGCATATGAAAAGTTAAAGGAATTTGAAAATAAAGAACCAGAGGTAATTGAAAGAGTTGAAGAAGTTGAGGTTGTACCTGAGGAAATAAAAAGAGAATTGGAAGATTTGAGAAAACTAAAAGAGCAAGTAGGCGAACTAGAAGATCAAAAAGAGGAAATAAAAAATTATCAAAAGAAAAAGAGACAGCTGGAAAATGAAATAGACGAACAAAGCGAATTTATAAGAGAACTAGAAGACAGAAATAATTTAGTAGCACAGAAGGCTAAAATAGTCCAGGGCATTTGCGGTCCGATCAGAAAGTTCAAGGAGAAAAAAGCTGAAATAGAGATGTTGTTAAAAAGAGATGTTGAATTAGATTCTGAAGATCTAAACATAATTGGATTAAATGCAGATTCATTAAATGAAATAGCGGAGAAATTGTATGAGTATATTGCTACTCAAAAATCTAAATATGAATATGAAGGAGATGTTATAAATGTCTAATGCTTTCGAGGTAATTCAAAAGCAAAGAAAAGAAATGAATTTGCTACAGAGGGAAATGGAATTAGAGGAAAGAAATTTACATGTTTTAGAACTTAATTATAAAGACACTTGCCGGTCAAAAATAGGAAAGGAAAATTCCAGAAGCATTTCTTATCAATTGAATTTGTGGATTAAGAATATGGAGCATAAAGAGAAATTATCTAATTTGCTTTTTGTTTCACTTGAGAAATCTTTTAATAAATTCAAAGAATATATATTTGATAAATATTCATCTAATAATAAAAAGAGAATTGAATTTAAAAAACTTTTTTCAAATAAGAATTATGTTGATGATTGTATTAGAATTATGAAACACAAAATATACGATTTCAAAACAGAAGAATCGATAAAAACTATTGAAAATGGATTTGTTAGCCCAGCTGCTAATAGAATAGCTTTGAAAATGCATTATCAAAAGAAGTTAAGAAGTTTTTATCATGAAAGCATTAACTCTTCTTATAAAACAGTAAGCAATTATAGTTTTCCAGAGAATGCTACTATTGATGATTTAGAGAGAATAGTTGACAAAATAGTAAATAAGGTTGCTAACAAAAAACTTGATAAAATTTTTAAAATCGAAGATAAAAGATTAGAAAAAGAAGATAATTTATTAAATTAAGGAGGTAAATAAATGGATATTTTAGATCTTGAAATAACTACAGATGAAATCCAAGCAGTTGGCGCAAACGATAAAATTATTGTCCAATTAAAAGATAACGATATTTTGCAGCTTGACAATTTTGAGTTTAAGAATGTTACCAGGATAGAGTTTGACAAAATGAAAGATTGCGACGGATTTAATAGAGCCTATATCTATAATAGAAAAGAGCAAATCGGATTACTTAGATTAGAAAATAAACTATTTTTAGAGAAGATTTCTGACATCACTAATTTAGTTTCAGGCGAAAAAGGTAAAATTTTAAATCTATCAGATTCTAAATTTGACATAAATGATTTTATAGAAGTTGGAGAGGAGGAAACTAAATGAAAAACATCTTAATCGACATGTTCAAAGAGTTTAACCAGGAAGCGAGAGGCATTTACTTTGTTGATCTAGTTGATGAGGAAGTCAAATACTCGAAAGCAGATGGAGAAAACACTAAAATATGTTCTTTAGATAGTGTTAAGAGTGCAAACTATTCAAACGGAATGATATTGCTTCAAGCTGATATAAGTTGGCAGTTACAAAAAGAGGGACCAGAAGAGCTTTTTCAGGAGGTGATTTAAATGGGAATGGGTATGCTAGAAAAGATAGCAAAAGATTTAGAAGAGCTCAAAGAGAAGGTGGATAAGCTTCCGGCTACAGTTGGGCAACCTTCACCGGAAATGGAAAGTAAGTTTAAAGATAAGGAAGGTTTGAAACTTGAAGAGGTTGCGGATTATTTAGGGGTTAGTAAATCTTCAATAGCTAGACACCAGGAGCAGCTGCCTCATGTTTATTTGGGAAATAGGCTTATTTTTTCTAAATCATTATTAAAAGAGTGGATGATAGAAGAGGCGATGGATAATATGGAAGTGAAAGAAATAAAAAATAATCAAATAGAAAGAGAAGATTTTATCTTAAAGGAGTTATCTTAAGTAAATTATAATCTGAATATTGTTCACAATTAATATTCAAAGGTGCCAATAAAACTAAAAGGAGGTAAATATTATGAGACAATCGAGGACTTTAGGAGACGCTATCAGAGAAGGAATGAAGAAGAAAGGATTAACTCAGGCTCAAGTTGCCAGGTATCTTGATATTGACAGAACAACTCTTTCTAAGTACATGAATGGACATTTGAATATACCTGATCATATCAAAAGGAAGCTTGTTTCCTATTTGCAGAATCCTATTTTAAGAATTAAGGTTTACGGTACGACATCAGCAAATATAGTTTTTGACAAAGCTCAAATTGAATTTTATCGCTCGGCAGTCAAAGCTATCGAGGAATTTGAAGAGGCGATAACGAGTATCAAAGATGTTTTAGCTTTTGCACATAATGTAAATTCTAAAAGTGAAATGACAGAAAATCAGCAAGAAAAATTTGAGCATATGCTTGATGAGATAGAGGATGCAAATCATGCTTGTGACATGTTGGATGTAGCATCAGAAGACTTAGGGGCCGACTTGGAAAAGAGAAATAAGCGCTGTACTGATAAATACTATAGCCGTGGTTACTTATCGAGAGCATGATTAAGATGGCTAAGATAGCTAACAGTAAGAAAAAGTTAACTTATTGCAAGGATTGCATTAAAAATTCTGAAACTTGTGGAAAGGATCCTCTAGAATGCCAGGAAGATAACGAAGCTAATTTATATTTCGATTTATACAATGAAACAGATTTAAATTACAGAAATAATTGAGGAGTGATGATATGAGCGAAGCATTCAAATGGCAGATATTTATAGTAGGAATACTTTGGGGAGTGTTGATAATAAAGGTTTTACCCTTATTATTTAAAGACTCGAAAGAAGCATTTTCCCATCTTTATAAACTGGCAAAAAAGCAGTTAGTGAGTTTTTTTATAAAGTGTAGAAAAATATGGTCTAAGAGCAGAGGAAATGCAAAAAGCCCAGCTGATGGCACAGCTGAACGCAATAAAGGAAATGTTACAAAGTATAGTATACCAGACTATCCAAAGAATTTCCACAAACAGAACTTTGAGAGGTGGGAATAATGCACAATACATTAGTATGGCTGCATGAAAAAGAGGAAGAATTACATGAAGAAAATTACGCTGAATGGTTAAAAAGAAAGGAGATTAAAGATGAAAGAATTAAAACTAAACTGGCTAACACTAAAGAATTTTCAAGGTGTTAAGTATTTTGAATTAAAACCTGAAGGCAAAGATTTAAAAATATATGGTGACAATGGAGCTGGCAAAACAACTATTTTCAATGCATTTTGTTGGTTGCTTTTTGATAAAGATAGCAAAGGAAACTCTCAATTTGATATAAAAACACTTGATAAAAATAATGAAGTTATTCATAACTTAGAACATGAAGTTTCAGGTGGAATTAAGATTAATGACAAAAAAATGGAATTAAGAAAAATCTATTATGAAAAGTGGACCAAAAAGAGAGGATCAGCTACAGAAAAGTTTACTGGCCACACTACTGATTACTATATCAATGATGTCCCTGTTAAAAAATCAGAGTATGATGCAAAGATTAATGAACTGATAGATGAAGAAAGATTTAAGCTTCTTACAAATCCAGCTTACTTCAATGAGCAATTACACTGGGAGGACAGAAAAAACATACTATTTGAAGCTTTTGGTGATGTAAGCGATGCAGAAGTCATTGAAAGTGATGACCGCCTTAAAAAGCTATCTGAGGCCTTAGAGGACAGGTCATTAAAAGAACACCGTAAGATGATTAAATCTAAGATGAAAAAAATTAATGATGACTTAGAAAAAATACCAGTCCGGATTGATGAGGTTAACAATAATATTCCGGAGCTGCCAGAGGATAACAAGAAATCTATTAAGGAAAATATTCAGCAGCATAAAAATGTTAAGAAAAAGCTGGATAAGAAGTTATCTGGTATCGAAAATGGAGGTGAAATTGCGGAAAAGAGAAAAAGACTGGCTGAGATGGATACTGAGCTGCAGCAGATAAAACACGATCACACTGAAGAATATGATGAGAAGATCAAGGAAACAAAACAGGATGTTGAGGAAATTAAGGACCAACTCTCAGAACTTAAGAGAAAGATAACTAATAAAAAAATTAAAAAAGCTGATAAAGAAGAAAGAATAGAGATTATTAAAGGGGAAATGAACGAGCTCAGAGCGAGCTGGAATGAGGTAAATTCAGAGGAAATTGATGTAGAGGATAAATGCCCTACCTGCGGACAGAAGCTCCCAGAAGATGAAATAGAGAACGCTGTTAAGAAAGCTAAACTTGATAAGTCAGAGAGATTAGAGAATATTAACCAGACCGGCGTTAAAAAGAAGCAGAAGATAGAAAAGTTAAAGTCTGAGGTAGCTGAATTAGAAGATGAAATTCAATCAATGGAAGAGCAGCTGCCCGGACTTAAGAAAGTGAAAGATGATTTATTTGATGATCTGTCAGAATTAAGGGAAAAAGCAGAAGCTTATCAGGATAGTTTCCAGTATAAGAAAAAGCTTAAGGAGAGAGAAAATGTTGAGGAGTCTATTCAGGAGCTGCAGGAAAATAAAGCAGATTCCAAAGCTGAGATTAAAGAAAATATCAAAGAGGTTGAAAATGAAATTGAAGAATTACAGGCCGAATTGAATAAATTTGAGCAGAAAGAGAAAGCTGAGGAAAGAATTGAAGAACTGTCAGCTCAGGAAAAAGAACTGGCCCAGAAATATGAAGAGTTTGAACACCAAATTTACTTGATGGAAGAGTTCGACAGAGCAAAGGTTGACCTGGTAGAAAGTAAAATTAATGATCACTTTGAACTTGCTAATTTTAAACTATTTGAAGAACAGGTTAACGGAGGACTTAAAGATACATGCGAGACTTTATATAAAGGAGTTCCTTACAGCTCTGGCCTTAACAATGGTGCTCAAATAAATGTAGGTCTGGATATCATTAACACACTAGCTGAACATTATGGATTTAGAGCTCCAGTATTTATTGATAACGCTGAGAGTGTAAGCAATATATTAGATATTGATAGTCAGGTCATTAAATTGGTTGTAAGCGCTGAAGATGACAAATTGAGAGTTGAAGAAGAATCAAAAAACATGAAGGAGGCAATTTAAATGAGTGAAGATAAGAAGAAAAACACAGCGGTATCAGTTAGATTTGTTGGTGAGGTAGAAAGACAGTTCGGACAGGAAATGGGTAATGATATAGTTTTCTCTGATCATCAGAAGAAGTTGGCCCAGCATTTATTCTTGAAAGCGGACCAGGCACTGAAGGAATTTGAAGAAAGAAGAGTTAGCAAAAACAACACCGGCAAGACTCCTTACACTTGGGATAATGTAAATGTTAAGGATTTAGCACTTGAAGCGGTTCATAAAGTTAATTTAGGACTTGATGCTTTAATGAAAAATCATATACATGTAATACCCTATCTTAATGGTAAGAACAAAAAGTATGACTTAGATTTACAGACTGGATTTAAAGGCTTGCTTTATATCGCTCAAAAATATGCCATTGACCCACCTAAGAAAGTAACATGTGAGCTTGTCCACAAAAATGACCATTTTAAGATATTAAAATCTAACTTTGAAAGAGAAGTTGAAGGCTATGAATTTGAAATAGAAAATCCTTTTGATAGAGGCCCTGTGATAGGCGGTTTTGGATATATTGAATATGATGATCCTACTAAGAATCAGCTTTTGGTTTTAACAGAAGATGATTTCAATAAAGCTAAGAAAAAAGCTAAAACTAATATGATCTGGAACGAATGGCCTGAAAAAATGAGATATAAGACAATTGTGAGAAGAGTGGTCGATTTAATTGATTTGGACCCAGAAAAAGTTAATGCCCAATCGATAATTAAAGAAGAGACCGGAAGTGTTGAAGCTGAAGCTAATAGAGAGATAGCTGAGAATGCTAACAGCCAAACTATTGATATTGAAGCAGAAGAGGAAGAACCAGAAGTTATTGAAGAGCCCAAAGAAGGGGCTGAGCCTGAAACTGAGGAAGAGAAAGAAGAAGCAAAAACAGAACAGCAGCAGTTAGATATGACAGGAACAGATGGACCAGGGTTTTAATCATGCTAGAAATTAAATCCTTAGCTTCTGGGAGCTCAGGAAATACTTACAGGGTGTCTGATTATAAGACACCCTTACTCTTGGAATGCGGAATATCATATAAAAAATTGCAGGAAGGGCTTGAATTTAAGCTATCAGAGATAGAAGGTTGTTTGATATCACACGAACATAAAGACCACTGCAAAGCTTTAAATGAAGTTATGAGGGCAGGAATTAACTGTCATATGAGTCCGGGAACTAAGAAAGCTTTGCTTGATGAAAAATTTACTGAGGATAATCACAGAATTATTACTCATAAGGTTTATGATCCTTTTAAGATTGGCAGCTGGATAATTAAATCATTTGAAGCAGAGCATGATGCTGCAGATCCTGTTAATTATCTTCTCTGGAGTAAAGAAACAGGCGATAAGTTGGTTTATATCACTGATAGTTTTTACACAAAATATAAGTTTAATAATCTTAACTACATCATGATTGAATGTAACTACAGCAAAAAGATATTAGATGAAAATATAGCAGCTGGTAGAGTGCCAATGGTCCAGAAGAATAGATTACTTAAGAGTCATTTCAGTTTGAAGAATGTTAAAGATTTTCTTAAGGCCAATGATCTATCAAAGGTTAGAGAGATTTGGCTGCTTCATCTGAGTGATAGAAACTCAAATGCTGAGCTTTTTAAAAAAGAAATCCAGGGAATAACAGGCAAGATGGTCAAGGTAGCTGGGAGCAGGTGAAACATATGGGTATAGATTACAGAATTAAGAAAAACATTAAAAAAAGAAAAAAGATATATGAAAGAGATAATTTTACTTGTCAGAGATGTGGATGGCGGCCACCTGAAGAACTTATACCCGATAATTATACAGGAGAATTAACAATATGGGATTTTGAAAGCGGTAAAGAATTGCAGATTGATCATAAAATGCCTGAGTCTAAAGGTGGAAGCGACAAGATAGATAATCTTCAAACTTTATGTATGAAATGCAATAACATTAAAAATAATAAGATAGAAACTGGTGGTATCTTATGAGAAAGTATTCAAAAGTATTTTCAGTTATTTGGCAAGATAAAACAATTAGAGAGTTAGAGGATCAATTTAGAACAATATTTTTCTACTTGTTGACTTCTCCTCATACTAATATGGTTGGCTGGTTTTATCTTAATATTAATTATGCAGCAGCTGATTTGAGATACCCTATCGATAGGGTATCAGAGGGGCTTAATAGGTTAGAAGATAGGGGATTAATAACCTATTCAGAGGAGTCTGATATGGTAGTTATCCACAATTTCCTAAAATTTAATCCAGTCAAAGGTTCCAAACAAGCAAAAGGCGCAATTAATACAATAGAAAATCTACCTGATAAAGATTTATTAAATACCTTTGTTTCCTGTGTTGCCAAGCATAAGGTAGAAAATGAAGCTCTTTATAAAATGATTTTAAATGTTTATGATGACCAAATAAAAGAAGAAGAAATATACCCTATTGAAGGGGTATCGAAAGGGTATGGAAAGGGTATCAATACAAATACAGATACAAATACAAATACAGAGTCAGAAAGGAAAATTGACGATTTTGACTTTGAATCTTTTTTTGAAGAAAACCAAAAACAACTAGAACCATTTTTGGAGAAGATGTCTAAAGGGGTAGTTTTAAATGCCTGTAAAATTTCTATGAAGGCAAATAAACCTATGGCATACTGTAGAACAGTTTTAAATGACTGGCAGGAAAAAGGTATAGAAAGTGTCAAGGATCTAGAAAAAGCTTCAAAAAACAATGATGATCTAGACTGTGATTATAAGTGGAAAGATTTTTTCATTGACTTTGATAAATACAAGAAATAAATATAGGAGTTGAAATTATGCTGGTTAGTGATAGTCACTGCGAAGGTTGTGAATGGTTTCGAGATAATGGCCAGAGCAAATCAAGTATTAAGGATAATAAGGGAAAAGGATATTGCCCATTTTTCCCGTGTGTGAAAAGGTATGGATTTCGCAATGAAAGGAGAAAGAATGCAGCTAGAAGAAAAAATAAAAATAATTCAAAAAGCTGAGAAAAAGATAGACGGGAAAATAACTATGAAAAAATATAAAGAATTAAGCTATAAAGATAATGAAATTCCGCCTATTTACAGAATTTTAAAAGGTCATAGATGGAATGAGATTATAGCATTTGCTTTTAAGAATAGAATAAAAACGATGGCAGATGCTCAAAGAGCTGCTAAAATTGCTAAAAAGGAGAGTGGCGAAGAAAATCTAACAATTAATACTTATAGAAAATATGCAAAAAAAATAGGAGCGCCAGGTTATTATTTTATTAAAGCAAGAATTAGTTGGAGAGAATTTAAGGCGAAATATGTCGATGAAAATATACTAGATTACAGAGAAATATTTGATGAAAAAGTGGAAAATGAATTCTGCAATCTATGTCTTGAAAAAGAAGGTTGCGAAATCAAATTAGAAGATTGTCAATACTGGAAGGAGTGGAAAAATGAACATAGCAGAAAAGTTAATTGTTAACGGTAATGTGGGGATGCAGACAAAAGATGATCTAGCTTACTTATTGATTAATTTTAAGAGGGAGAATCCAGGCAAGAGGATTAGCCAGGCACAAAAGATAGTGGAAAAAGCGCTTGAGAGTGAAGGTTACTGCTTAGATGATCTAGATATTGAGTTAAGAGAAGATATTAACTTCATCAGGCTGGAAGTTAATGAGAAGGTTAGGAGGCCATCATGAAAGAATTTGACTATAAAAAAGAAATTGAGGAAAAAATAAAAAAAGAATACAGTATACTTTCATCAAGCCAGATTGAAAAGATTATTGAAGAAGCAGAAAGGAAGGTTGAAAATGAGGATAGAGCAGATAATCAAGACTAATCAGCCTGATGAGTACAGGAAACTGGCAAAGTATAGGATACCAAAGTTTCTTTTGTGGATTGAGAAAATAATGGATAAGATAACAGATCCGATAATAGAAAGGATGTTGAATAATGTATAAAGTTGAATTTTGGTTCGCGTTTGGTGGATGGTTATGTATTGAGAATGGCGAATTTGATAGTGAGGAAGAAGCTATTGAGGCTGCTAGAAATTTAGATAAAAATAATGTTAGAGTTGTAAAAGTTATAGCAAAAACTCAAAAAGAACTTAAATTGGAGGAGTAACAATGAGTGAAGAATGGGAAGTTGAAGCTAAAACAGCAAAATTAACTCCTAATGGAGAAATCATAATTAATTATGAGGTTACACATCCGATTGACTCAATTTCAAAGCCAGAAGCAATTGCTAATGCTCAATTAATAGCAGCTGCACCTGAATTATTGGAAGCGGCTGAAAAAGCTAAGAGCAGAATGGATTGGGAAGGAATTGGTTCAGAAGGCTTAGATGAAGCAATTAAAAAAGCTAAAGGAGTGGAATTATGACAATAAGAGAGAAGATTGAAGCTGTATTTTGTCTCAAAGGTGAAGATGCTGAAGCACTAGAGGAACTGATCAGGGAGATAGTTCGCGATGAGATAGGATTAATTGAGCAGGAGGTGCCGTTTTAATGCTAGCAGCTTGGGTTACAGCAGGAACGGGATTTATGGCAGGCTGGTTAATGTGTGTAGTATTTTTTGCAGGAAAATTAGAGGATGAATATTGGAAGGGATTTAAAAATGGCGAAGAATATGCAGTGCAGATTATGAAAGCGGAGGAGTTAAATCATGGTATTAAAGATAATCAAAGCTAAAGAAAGCTATAATATCAATGAAGCTATTAATTCTAGAATGAATTTTCGCAAAATATATGAGAATAAGGTCAAAGATAAGATGTTTGCTGAATTGTTACAGCATATCGAGCCAAATGAAAAATATGAATTAACCTACAGCATAGTAGGAGAAGAAAGCTTTGAGGATAGCGAAGTAATGGAGTTATATGGCACTTTGTTAGTTGATCATGTATAAGCAGATTAATCACACTTGTCAAATACCAGGCTGCACAAATGGCACATTTGAGAATAAATACTGTCATTATCATAGAAGCATACTTAACAGGAGTTGTGCTTATTACTATCACAAGAAATTAAGTTTGCCAGTAGAATGGTGCGGCCTTTTTGATAAGCCGATTTACAAGCTGGACTGCAAAAATTGCGAGAAGCAGATAGATCCGATAGAAAACATAGAAAATGTTGAGAAGTTACTAAACTTAAATCAGGGAGGGTAAATAATGACTGAAAAACAAGAAGTTTTGAATAGAGTAGAAAAATGTCTGAAATACGACATGTTGAGCGATGAAGCGATAGTTAAAATTAATCAGATAATTATCGAGGACCTTGAGGAGTCAAAACTTAAATTGAACCCAGATGATATGCCGAGAGAAGTTGATCCAGATTGTGAGAGTGGGGTGTGTGGTGCGAGATGAAATATATAAATGAAATAAGAAGAAAATTCAGATGGTGGTTATTTGATTATTTAAATAGATTTAAAGGTATTTGTTCAGCAAATTTAGTTAGTTGGGCAGTATCGCCAGAATATCACGATTTTTGGGAAATTAATCCTTATAGACCATGGTATAAAGAAACTGTGTGGACTCAACTTTGCGAAGAACAAGGTTATTGTGGCAAATGTGTTTTAACTGGCAGAATTGATGGAGATAAAAGCAATTTAATTGAGCCGGAAAAACCATTTATTAAGTTTCCATTTGATATAAATAAAAAAGAAATTTATATAAAATTTAACGGGGAGTGAATTATGAATATAGAACAGGAAATTGAGCATTTAAAGTTTTTGAGTCGAAGAATGACATTCATGAAGATTAGAGGGAACAATAGATATGCTTATGTCAAGGTAAAAGAACAGCTTGATGAATTGCTTGAAAAGCTGAAAGGGGAAGATAATGAGTAATAATAAAGAAACTATGGAAGTTAGTTATCAAGAAAAAGGCAGAAAAGTTAAAGAAACTATAGATATAACCAATATGACACCAAAAGAAATGTTTAATGAAATTAAGAGGGTAACCGGCAAAGGAGATGATGATAATTCTTAATAGAATAGTATTGATAGGAAGATTAACTAGGGACCCTGAACTTCGCTATACTGGAAATGGAACTCCAGTTTGTAATTTTCGAATAGCTTGCGAACGCAATTATAGCAATCGCGATGGTGAACGTGATGTTGACTTTATCAATATTGTAACCTGGAGAGGACTTGCTGAAAGCTGTGCTAGACATTTAGGAAAGGGCAGATTAGTCGGAGTAGAGGGCCAGCTGCACATAAGGAAGTCAGAAAAAGACGGCAGGAAGTATATCAACCCAGAAGTCAATGCAGATAACGTCAGATTTCTTGATTATGCGAACGAAGGTTCTAAAGGTAATAATACTCAAGCAAACAATACAAGTGTTCAGAATGAGCAAAAACAGGCTGCTGATGAAGAGTTTGAGAAGCAGTTTGATGACAACTTTGATGCAGATGACTTCGATGTGCCTTTTTAAGGAGTGATAATATGGCATTGATAAGCAAAGAAGAATTAGAAGAGATGTATTGGGGTGAGCCGGGCACTGAATTAGGAGCTCCAACAATTGCTAAAAAAATCGGATGCGCTAAATCTACAGTATATACTTACATGAAAAGATACGGAATAGAAACTCGGCCTCCATGTAAAAACGGAAATGCTGAATGTTTTACAAACAACACTCGCTCGCAATTAAAAGAAAATGCTATAGAAATGGTAGAAAATGGAGTTTTAGGGCTTGCTGGAGAAAACCACCCAAATTATAATAAACATTGGTCAAAAGAAGTTAGGAAAAGAATGAGCGAAAGCAAAAAGGGTAAATATAAAGGAGAAAAAAATCATTTCTATGGAAAACAACATACTAAAAAAACTAAAGAAAAAATTAGCAAAGCTAACAAAGGAAACAAAATGCCAAAAGATGCTAAAAAAAGAATGAAATCCAAATTAGAAGGTGAAAAAAATTGGAATAGTATTAGCAAAAATAAAGCTATAGAAATATATTATTTATATAGAAATAAAAATATCTCAAAATCTAAGCTGGCAGAAAAAAACAATATTAGCTATGACACTGTACAAAGAATAACAAGAGGCGAACATTTTGCCACTGAACACCTGGAACCAATTATAAAAACCAACAAATATCTGCGCGGCTCCAAAAATCCCGCTTCAAAAATTGATAAAAAGACAGGTGTTGAAATTTTCAAAGAGTACAAAGAAAATAATATATCATATAAAGAATTAGCTAAAAAATATGATGTTTCGGAAAGCAGTATAGGTAATATTGCAAGAGGACAACACTGGACTACTAAAAGCAAAAAACCTATTGAAAAAAATGTCACTAAAAAACAAGCGTTGGGAATTTATAATAAATATAAAAATAATAATATTAAATTAAAAGATTTAGCTAAAGAGTATGATTTTTCAATTCAAGTAATAAATACGATTACTAGAGCAAAACATAAATTCACAAAAAATTTAGAACCAATTAGTAAAGTTGGTGGTGCTAAAGGTCTAAAAAACCCGAAAAGCAAACTTGATAAAAAAACAGCCATTAAAATTTATAATGAATACAAAAACTTGGAAACTAACTACAATTTATTAGGAAATAAATATAATTTATCAACAAGCACAATAAATAGAGTAGTTAATTGCAGACATTGGACCACAAAACACCTAAAAGATGATTAGAAAGGAGCTAATATGACTAGATGGAATAGCAAAAAAGAGAATCCAACTGAATATGATGAGCAAGTTAAGCTTGCTCAATACTTAGACATGAAAGGTTATCTTTGGTGCCATGTACCGAACGGCGGTAACAGGAACGCTATTACAGGAGCTAAATTAAAAAGGCAAGGCGTGAAAAAAGGTGTGCCTGATGTACTTATTTTCATCTCAAATGGTGGTATAGCAATAGAGCTTAAAAGAAAAAATGGGAAACCTTCTGATGTGAGGGATAGTCAAAAAAAGTGGCTAAATGCTTTGAGTAACAGAATGTGGGAAACTAAAGTAGCATTTGGAGCTGATGAAGCAATTGATTATCTAGAAAAAATAGAGAAATTAGGTGGATAAGTTGCTAAAAATAGCTAGAGAGATATGTAACATACAGGGAATAAAAATGCACATACAGGTTCCGGTACTATGTCCTCAATGTAGAAACAGGACCATGATTATAGACAGTGTTACTAAAAAAGCTAAATGCATTAGGTGTAATAAAGAAAAACATATTGAGGAGCTGCTAGAGGAAGAGCAGGCCGACTGGGTAGAAAAGCATAAGGGGACAGATATAGAAATGCGCACTAACAGAGGTGATTGCGGGTGATGGATCAAGAAATTAAAGAGTGGATAGAAAACCAATTAAGGAATTATCCTTTGCTTAAGTCTAAAATTAAAATTAGAAAAAATCAAATAGCTTCTGAAGAAGATTATGCAGCTAAAGCTGTTGACTACTCACAAATTCCCGGAGGTAAGACAAATAACATAAGCTCTGAAGTTGAAACATTTATCCAGAGTAAACTTGATAAATATCCGGAAGTTTATGAATTGATTTTAGAAAAGGAAAAAATAGAAAGTGCATTGAATTGTTTGACCTGGAGACAATATAAGTTAGTGGAATTAAAATATTTTCAAGATTTTAGTGATAAAGAAATAGTTTTCAGAATGATAGAAAATGAAAAAAAGATGTTTAGAAATTCAAAAGGAAAGGTTATGGAAGATTACAGAGAATATTCGATACCAACAATCCAAAGAATGAAGCTTGAAGTGCTAAATAAGCTAAAAAAGGTTGGATTTTGTGAGATTGAGAAGGAAATGAGCACAAAATGATTACTCTGCGAGTAGAATTATTGTTATAATGTGATATTCTAATAGTGTGGAAATAAATCTAAAAAGCTTTTTCAATTATTCACTCCTATTATAAGCCCCAGTTATCCAGAGCTGGGGCTATTATTATGCAATTAACTGGTAAGCCAGTTTTTTCATTAATGTTCACCTCCTTTCGATTGCCCTGGTTGAGATTCCAGGGCTTTAATTATTTAAACAAAGGGCAGTGGAAATAATCTCACAGCTGTTTGAGTGCAGCAAAAGCGATTACTCTCCGTATAAAGGCTGCCCTTTAAAATATATTTTGGAGTTGATAAGATGTTTCGTTATCCAGATAGAATTGAGCAGTATTTGCAGAAAAACTTTACTGATCACGTTCAAGGTTATAGAAAGGGTTGGTTGGATATTCACAGTTTTAATGAATTTGACAAACAATGTTATCACATTTACACAAAAGTAAACGGCAAAAAAAAGATAATCGGCACAGTGATTTAAGAAAACTTTTTTTGTGGGTTTTTTTGAAAGTTTGAAGTTATGTTTATATATAACTATAGAGCTTATATATATTTATATTAATATATTAACTAATAAGTAATAGGAGGTGTTGTCAGTGAAGAAATTAAGATGTATTGGTCTAAAAAGTGATGGAAGTAGATGCACCAGAGAAAAAGAATTTGAAGATGAACAAGCTCCAAAAGAGTGGAGATGCTGGCAACATCCAGTTGAAAAAAATAATGATTTAGATTTAACTGAAAAACAAAAAGCTTTTGCTGATGAGTATATTATATCTCTAAACGCAACTGATGCAGCAATTAAAGCTGGCTATAGTAAAAATAGCGCAAAAGAGATTGGTCATGAAAACTTGACTAAACCTCACATTAAAAAATATATAGAAAAAAGGCTCAAAGAAAAAGAAGCGGCAAGAATAGCAACTCAGGATGAAGTTTTAGAATATCTTACAGAAGTAATGAGGGGAGAAAAAGATGAAGTTGATATCTTTTTTGATGACCGTGGCCAAGAAAGAGAGATAAGACAACCTCCCAAAATAAGAGAAAGAACAAAAGCTGCCGAACTGCTTGGTAAAAGATATGCTATATTTGTTGACAAAAAAGAATTAGAAATTAATGAGCTGCCAACCATCAATCTAGTTAGAGGAAAAGAAAATGGCGGATAAAAAAGTTAAAAATATTGAGATACTGCCTATTTACTATGATTATGTTTTAGATACTGATTATCCAGTCTATATTTTAGTTGGTGGTCGTAATTCAGGTAAAACTCACTTTATGGGACAGTATTCAACAATGATGCTCAATAATGCTGATGATTATAAGTTTTTGGTGGTTGAGGATGTTGAAACAAATATCAACGAAGGTGTTAAGACCAATATAATCGACAGAATAGAAGAGTTTGGTTATAGCAGCATCTTTCATGATACAAAACAACCTCCAAGGATAGTGCATAAAGCTACAGGTAATTCTGTTTTATTTAAAGGCTATCACTCAAAAAAGCAGCAGAAAAGAGTCAAATCTTTAAATGGAATAACATCAGCCTGGTATGAAGAGGCTCAAAATATTACCTATGAACAGTTTAAAGCTTTACAGATGCAGCTGCGGGGTGGTAACCCTCAAGATAGAAAGTTATTCCTTACAATGAATCCTATCAATCAAGATGGATTTATAAACAATTATTTTTTTAAGCAGAAACCCGATCAAGTTTTTGAGTACTTTGATGATGGAAGGCCAAAAGTATTTACTAAAGATATAGTGGTTGAAGTTGGTGATCAGGAAGTAGTTACTACCTGTATGGTTATAGTTACCACTTACAAAGATAATAGATATCTAACTCTGCAGCAGATAGCAGCCATCGAAGAATTAAAGCATAGTGACCCAGATTTATACAAGATGCTTGCTGAGGGTAAGTTTGTTAAGCCTGAAGGGACGCTGCTTAAAGAGCTAAGTAAATTCAGTCTATCAAAATTAGAACTAAGTCAAGCAGCAAAATTAACTGCAATAGTCGATACTGCTTCCAGCGGTGAAGATAGTGCCACTCTTGGAATATATGCTAAGTATGATGAAGAACATCATTACCTAGTGTCAGCTTATAAAGATGATCGTGATGCTAATATTGTCATACCAATTATGGCCAGCATGATTAATAAATTTGAGCCTCAAAATGTTAGAGTAGAGGAAAATCACGAAGGGCTTTATTATGAAAGTGAGCTTAAGAAAAAAACCAGAAAGAAAATCAAGGTCAGCAAGTTTAGATCAACAGAAAATAAACATGAAAAAATTCTTAGTCAATCCGGTAGAATGAGAGTTGATTTTTTTGTTCGTGACGATGGAGATGAAGATTATAATGATTTTATAACTGAGGTAATGGATTATAACAAGGACCCTAAAGAAAACAAGCATGATGACTGCATTGATAACATAGCTATGTACTTTAAGCATGGAGATAAAGAGAGTTGGGGGTGGTAAAGTGAACAGAATTAATCAATTTGAAGTGCCTGAAGCTGTAACTGAACTAATCAATACTTATATCGGTGATTTTGAACAAAGCGAGAAAAAAGAAAAGATGGAGCTTGGTTCTGATTATTATCGCTCAGAAAATACAGAGATAATGAACAGGAAGTTCTATATTTATGCACAGGATGATAATGGTGATCCAGTTGAAATGGAAGACCCTTATAAAGCAAATAATAAGCTTGCTTCCGGTTATCTTAAGATACTTATCGACCAGAAAGTTAACTATCTTTTAGGTAATGATATGACAATCAGCACAAGCGATGATGACGGATTCCAAGAGATTGTGGGTAAAGACTTTCAATCTGATGTTAAAAAATTAGGCAAAGAATCAAGCAAGAAAGCAATAGCCTGGGCTCAGGTTTATATTGATGAAAACGGAGATTTTGGTTACAAAAAAATACCTACTGAACAGATTATACCAGTTTATTCAACTCATAATAGCGAAGAGTTAGAGATGATTATAAGATATTATTCAGTGACCACTCTCAATAATGAAAGTAAAGCGGTTAAAGTGAATAGAGTTGAAGTATGGGATGATGAACAAGTTACTTATTACCAGGAGACTACAGAAGATAGCAAATATCACTTGCTTGATGAAACTGAAATGGCCATGATATTTGGCAGAGCTTATCCAAATCCAAAATATCATTTTCAAAAAGACACCTTTTTAGGTGAAAGAATACAAGAGTCTAAAGGATTAAGTTGGGGCAAGGTCCCGTTTGTGCCACTCTACAACAATGATGAGGGAGACTATGACCTGCAGCCAGTAAAAAGATTTATTGATGCTTATGATGTAGTTAACTCTGATTTTGTTAATAACTTAGAGGATTTCCAGGATGTTTATTGGATTCTCAAAGGATATGATGGCGAAAATCTTAATACATTCTTAGACCAGGTTAAAAAATATCGATCATTGAAAGTTGCTGAAGATGGTGATGCAAGGCCAGAAACTATTGATATACCTCATGAAGCGAGGAAAGAAGCTAAGGAAGGTTTAGAAAAAGATATATTTACTTTTGGCCAGGGAGTTAATCCTAACAATTTGCAGGGTGGTAGCTTAACAAATGTAGTAATTAAAGCTAGATTTGCTAATCTGGACCTCAAAGCTGATCAGTTTGAAGATGAGATAAAGAGATTTATTAATAGCTTTATGTATTTTGTAAATAGATACAGAGAAATAAAGGGTAAATCTGAAATAGAACTTGATGATATTACCTTTGATAGATCTATGATGATCAACGAAGTCGAACTGCTTAATGCTAACAATGGTCAAAAAGATAATGTTTCAGAAGATACCAGATTGAGCAATCACCCATGGGTTAATGATTCAGAAGAGGAAAAAGCTAAGATGGAAAACGAAGGCTCTGGATATAACCTAGATGACGTAGGCGATGGTGAAAATGGCCAAGGATAATTTATTTGATGAGTTTAATAAGCTTCAGCGGGAAATAGATAAAATAGCTGATAAAACTATGAAAAAGATAGCCAGAGAGTATGCAGAAGCCCTTGAAGAAACCAGAAATATTATTCGTAAAAGATATGACAAGTATGCAAATGAGGATGGTGAATTGACTTATGAAGAAATGACTAAGTACACCAGAAAAAAGAAATTAGATGCTGAATTGGCTGCAGCTGTTCAAGCTACTCATGTAAGTGCATCAAAGTTAACCAGGGAAGTATTAAGACAAACTTACAAGAGCAGTTTTACAACTACCCAAAAATTTATTGAGGATGCTGCAGAAAGAGTTATAAGAGGTCAGGTCAAAAATGAGGTTGTTCAAAAAGCACTGCAGATGCCTGTTAGCGGGTTAACCCTCAATGACAGGTTGGAACGCAGAAGAAGATATATAATCGGCAGAGTACGCGAAACTGTCGGCCAAGGACTATATCAAGGAGAAACATACTCTAACATGTCTAAAAGGCTCAAAAAAACCCTTGAAGGAGATGTAGAAAAAGCCGAAAGAATAGTTAGGACCGAATCTCATAGAGTTATGGAAAAATCAAAATATGACAGTGTTGAGCATGCAGTTAACCAGGGGGTTGACATGAAAAAATATTGGATGTCTTCAGAAGACGAAAGAGTTAGAAGTTCTCATAACCATATGGACAGTAAATACAATGAAGATGATCCAATACCAGTTGATCAAGATTTTGTTAATGAACAAACTGGAGGCAAAGGGCCGACTCCTGGACAGTTGGGAGTAGCAGCTGATGATATTAACTGCAGATGTATAGCTGGTTATGTAGTAAATACTGATGATGAATAAGAGAGGTGATTACATCGCTTTATAAGATATGGCAATTAATTAAGAGTATATTCGAGACGGCTGAAACAGATTGGAGTTATTCAGACACACATCCAGCAAATGAAAATGCAGTATTAACCGTTCCTGGAGAAACTGGAAAAACACATTTCATTACTCATGTTGGAGCCAGTTTTGAGGCTGATAATGCGGCGGGAAAGGTTGAGCTATTGACTAATTCAACTACTGTGATGGAATCATTCATTACTGGCCAGCCTTTAGAAATAGAATTTTCAACTGCTCTCAAAGGAAAAGAAGGAGAAGACACTACTTTAACCTTGATTAATGATACCCAAAATCAAGCTACAATATTTATTTCTGGATACACAAAGATAACATAAGGGGGATAAAATGTCTAGAATTTTTGGCAAAGGTGACACAGTTATTTTTGATGGACACGAAAGAGAAGTTGTTTGTTGCGATGATGAAGTTGCTATATTAGGTTTAGTTATTAGAGATAAGTATGATTGCGAAGGGAATAAGTTGAATGATCTAGAGAAAAGTGTTAATTATGAATGCTTAGTTGCTGTAAGTAACCAAAAAGAATTTGAAGACACAATAGATTTTAAAATTATCAAAAAAGCTAAATAGTTGACTGACCTGGGAAGTCTATAAACTCAATCGTAGTCAGCACAAGACTATAAAAGCTAATCCTAAAGTGCAGTACACTATAAAAACTAAAAGGAGATGTTAATAGATGGAATGGTTAAAGAAATTATTGGAATTAGATGACGAACAGTTGGAAAAAGTCAAGCAAGAATTTCCTAAACATGCAGTTCCTAAAGAACAATATAACAAAAAAGCAGAGAAAGTTGATGAACTGCAATCTGAATTGGATACTGCCAAAACTCAACTTGATGCAATGAATGAAAAAGTAGATAATCTTGAAGTTAAAGCTGAGAATGCTGATGAACTCAAAGAAAAACTTAATGAGATACAAAGCGAATATAGCGACTATAAAGAGCAGGAAGAGGCAAGAATAAAGAATATTAAAACAAAGAATGCTCTTGAAAAAAATCTTCTTGCAGATAATGTGCCAGAAGATTTAGTCGATCTTGTGGCAAATGATTTTGACATTGATAATTTAGAACTTAGCGAAGATGGAAAACTTATGAATTATGAAAGCCAGAGAGAAAAAGCTAAAGAAAAAAGACCATCTGCATTTGCCAAAGAAAAGATTACAGGAAATAAACCGCAAGATGGTGATGAAGGTAAAATAGTCGATAATCCATTCGCAAGCGATACTTTTAACTTGAAAAAGCAGGGCGAATTAGTAAAAGAAAAGCCAGAGACAGCTAAAAAGTTAATTAAAGCTGCTGGTAAAAATCCCGCAACATATGGATTATAAATAAAATTTTAAAGGAGATGTTATAAATGGCCGCAACATTGGTAGGAGATATTATAATACCTGAGGTATGGGTGCCTTATACTATTGAGAGAACAAAAGAGAAATCAGCATTATTCCAAAGTGGAATTATTTCCACTGACCCAAGAATTGATGAACAATTAAATGGTGGTGGAGATTTAATTAACATGCCGTTTTTTAATGATTTAGATGGTGATGATCAGGTTAGGGATACAGATAGCACTTTAACTGTAAACAACATCACTACTGGAAAAGACATTGCAAGATTGCATGCTAGAGCTCAAGCCTGGGGAGTTGAAGACTTAGCTGCTGAATTATCAGGAGCAAACCCAATGGAAGCTATCGGTGATCGTGTAGCTGATTATTGGGCAAGAAGAATGCAGGTTCTACTTATCGCGACTCTTACAGGTGTATTTGCTGATAATACTGCAAATGATTCCAGCGACTTAGTTAATGATGTTGCTGATGAAGATGTAGACACAAATGGAGCTGTTGAGCTTGATGGTGGTGTAATCTTAGATTCTAAGCAGAAGCTTGGGGATGCCAAAGGCGATTTAGCTGCTATTACAATGCACTCACAGGTTCACACTAACCTGCAGAAAAAGCAGTTAGTTGAATACTACCCAGAAAGTGATATTGATATTGGTTTTGGTACATTCTTAGGAATGACAATCATTGTTGATGATGGAGTGCCTGTTGCAGATGCAAGTATTTCTGGCAAAAAGTATACCTCATATATGTTCGGTAGTGGAGCCATTGGATATGGGGAAGGAAATGTTAAAAACCCTGTAGAAGATGCCAGAGATGCTCTTGCTGATCAAGATGTATTAATTAACCGTAGAAACTTTATTCTGCATCCTAGAGGAGTTAAATGGACAGAAAGTTCTGTTGCAGCTACATTTCCAACTAATGCAGAATGCGAAGATGCTGCTAACTGGGATAGAGTATATCCCCAGAAAAACATTAGAATGGTTAAGATTGTTACTAATGGTTAATGAAGTTGTGCCGGGGTTTCCCGGCTTTTCTTTTTGGAGGTGAAGTTATGAGCCTTACAGGATTTAATAGGATGAGAAGAAGATTAGCCGCTGAAAAAGAGAAAGAAGTAAATTATGAAGAAAAAATAAAGAATTACCACATTGGTGGCGGTTGGTATGATATACCAGGATTTGATAATAATTTAAGAAAAGATGATGCTATAGCTGTGCTGAAAGAAAGTGATAAATAATGACTATGACGGAAGAAGAAATAAAAAATGCTTATCAAGATATTATTGATGGTTATGTAGGCTATGAAATTGATTGGACCAGCCCACCAGGAGAAGCAGCTATTGTTTTAGAAAGTTTGATAGCAAATCATAGTCCTGGTGATGATAATATCCTTTCGGAAAGTATTGATGATTTATCGCAGTCTTTTGGAAACAAGAAAGATTTTTATGAAAGTGTAATGAAACCTTTGCACAATATTAGGCGATTCAAATGGTAAAAGTTAATGAAGGGTTTAATCATATTCCTGATATTCAGAAAGAATTGAGATATATCATGAATCATCATATCGAGATTGGTGTATTTGGTGAAGATGATAGCGAGTTGCTGATGATTGCAAGAGTTCATGAGTTTGGTGTTGATATAGATGTGACACCCAAAATGAGATCATATCTGCACTATATAGGAATACATTTAAGCGACAGCACCGAGCAGGTTAAAATACCCGAACGTTCTTTCATGAGAGCTGGCTTTGATAATAGGCAGAAAAAAATACAAAAGCAAGCGGAAAAGCTGATTACTGATGTTTTGATGATGAAAACTAAAGCTAAACCGGCAATGGAATCACTGGGCCAGATCATGGTGACTCAAATACAATCTTATATGACCAAGCTTAGAGAACCAGCCAATCATCCGGCAACAGTAAGAAATAAAAAGAGCAGCAACCCATTAATCAACAGTGGAAAGTTAAGAGATGAAGGAATAACCTACAAAATAAGGAGTAATTAATATGAAAGCTAGATTTGAAAGGTTAATCAAAAAGCATAGCAGCACTTATACTTTCACCACTACTGGAGAAGGTCACTTTGATGGCCCTAACTGGGTAGAAGGCGAGCTTGTTCAAATTGATGTTGATTGCGCTATATTTTCCTTCAGCACTAAAGATGTTGCCAGATATGATGGTTTAGGGTATACAACTAAAGACATTAAAATATTCCTTCCCGAGTCAGAGGATATTGGTTTTAAGAAAGAAGATACTCTTGAATATAAAGGTGAAACTTATGAGTTAGACAGGCCAGATGATAGGACCACTCATTCTGATTTTATTAAGTGGTTTGCGAAGCGAGTTGAGAATCAATGATAGATACTAAACAATTTTTAGAAGATTTGTGGGGACCATTAGATACTATTTTCAGCGGCAACTTACAGATTTTATTAGCTGATCAGGAAGTTCCACCAGGTAATTTAGAAAAAAATAGAGTTGTTTATAAAATGATTTCAATGCCGGGCAATTATACCAGGCAGTCAATTCAGCAATCTGATGAAGTGGTTCCGAGCGCAAATGAAAACTTTGAAAGTGATATAATGCGGACTTCTATTTTATATCCGGATGCAACAATATCTTTTAATGGATTTGGCCCGGATGCAATTGATAACCTGCAGCAGATTAGAGAGTGGTTTAACATCCCTAATCGTGGAGATATCTGGCTGCATGATAACTGGAACTGTTCTATAAGAGATATTACTGAAGTGCAGAACAGGACCGCGTTTTTGGAGACTGATTTTGAGAATAGATACGGTTTTGATTTAATACTTAATTTTAGAGACATTGTTGAAGATAGACTAGACACGATTGAAAAAGTGACAGGAACAATCAACGGAATACCTTATGAGGAGGATTTATAAATGAGCAGATTTATTGAAGTAAATATAACTGACCAAACTAAACCTGTTTCTCAGGCTGGTTTTGGTACAGCATTTATGTTAGAACCAGTAGCTGCTTCTGCTGATGAATATGCTTACACAGAAGTAAGAAGTGTAGATGATATACCTGCTGATGCAGGTCAATTAGCTCAAGATATGGCTAACGCTTATCTAAGTCAATCACCTACAGCTGGTGTTATTACAATGCAGGGGATTTATGTCAATGATCCAGACGGCACCGCAGTTGATATTGCAGAAGCTCTTAATCAAGTTTATGAAGACCATGATGATTGGTATGGTTTGTTGTTGGCAAGCAGAGACCAGGCGGATATTGAGGCTGCTGCAGGTTGGGTACCAGCTAATAAGATGTTCATCACTCAGCCAGTAGAAGCCGACTGGACAGCTTTGAGCGCTTATAGCTTAGCGGGATATAATAACACCGGTATATTCCCTAGCATTGAAGAACAGGCAATTGACGCTGCTATAATGGCCCGGATGTTTGCGACTGATCCAGGTAGTGCGACATGGAAGTGGAAAACACTCAACGGTGTTACTTCTTCCGGTTATACTAACACTGAAATTTCATCTATGTTAAGCCCGGATGAAGGCGAGCCTTTTATGAACCCTGTTATTTATGAAAAAGGAGTGTATTATACAGCCGAGGGCAAAACAGGTGATGGTAGCTTCTTAGATATTACTAGAGCTATTGACTGGATGGAAGCAAGAATAACTGAAAATATATTCCAGCTAATGATTAATACTGATAAAGTGCCTTATACAGATGATGGTATAGCTCAGGTTGTATCAAGGTTAGAAGAAATATTAAGACTGGCAGTTGATAGAGATGTTATTGCAGTAGACAGCGAAGGGGTTCCTTTATATACTCTTGATATTCCTTCCAGAACAGACATTCCAACTAATACCAGAGCTAATAGAATACTGCCGGATGTTGATTTTGAAGCCACTGTAGCCGGAGCTGTTCATTCAGTAGATGTTGCCGGCGTACTTAAAGTGTAAAGGGGTTGTTATAAATGCCAGCAGATAGTTATGATCCAAAAAAAGTTAATGTATTTGCAAAAAATCATAGAGTTGTAGGTTTTGCTGAAGGTACAATGATATCCGGAAGCAGAAGCAGTGATAAACAGTCAATGAATGTAGGTTCTAAAGGCGAAGTGACTTTTGTTGAAAGCGGAGATAAAAGCGGAACTTTTGAAATCACTCTGAAACATAATTCCGCTTCTTTGCCATACTTTAAAAGGTTATATGATACTGGAGAAAAGTTTCCGGTAACAGTTAGCGATATCATGGATGGCAGTAGAGCAGGCGGAACAGAAGCTAAAGTTATGTCAATGGGCAATTATGATCGTGGTGATGATGTATCAGATAAAACTATAACTATTGGTATAGCTAATTATGATGAGTTTTATTAATAGGAGGAATTAATAATGGGCAAAAAAAATGATAATAAAAAGATAAAAGTTGGAGATAAGGAATTTACACTTCAACATCCAGGAATCAAATGGTGTTTAGATCATGATTATGCTTGCAGAGATAGAAACGGAAACATAAAAACTTCTGATTTTGTGCAGGGCTTTCTCGATAATGTAGTTATTGAACCAGCAAATTTTGATATTGATGATTTTGGAGGGTTAGACGAAGTTACTGAATTCCAAGAGAAAGTTAGGAAGTTTCTTTGATCCAACTCATGTAATAGAATATGCAGATAAAAAAGAGATAAACTTATCAACATACAAAAGAAAGATAAAAGGAAACAAAAAAATATATTGGCAGCTGATATTTGAAGGCCGATTGCAAAAATCAGAAGTAGATAAGATGACTTTTGATGAAATGCTTGAAGCCTTTGCTGCTCTTTCTGTGTTATCAAAGCAGAAAAGAGGTGATTAAGTGAATGGATTAGTAAGACAAATGGCAATAGGTATAGGCTGGAATGTTGATAATAAAGGTCTTATACAAGCTAATAAGAAAACTGATGGCTTGATAAACAATGCAAATCAGGCTGAAAATGAAATGGATCAGCTGGGTAGAGCGGGAAATACAGCTGGTGATAAAATATCAAGAGCTTTTGATGCTGCAACGAATAAAATAAAATCAGGTATGCAATTTTTAGCTGATTACAGATATGAATTGCTAGGGTTAAGTGCAGCTGGTACTTTTGGTATATTTAAATTAACAAGCATGGCAGGAAATGCCCAAGAGACAATAAATAAGTTTAATGTAGTATTCGGAGAAGTGGCTGGCCAAACTAGACAATGGGCTAAAAATTATTCTGATGCTATTGGCAGAAGCGAATATGCAACAATGAACTGGTTGAATAGCTTTCAGGATGTTTTAGTTCCTATGGGGTTAGCCCGAGATGAAGCAGCTGGTTTATCTCAAGAAATGGTTACTCTTGCTGCTGATTTAGGTTCGTTTAACAATGTGCCCACAGCAGAAGCTGCTAGAGCAATGCAGTCAGCTCTCGTTGGAAATCATGAAGCTGTTAGAATGCTTGGAATACAGCTAAGTGAAACACAATTAGACATAGTAGCCCAAAATGAAGGTTACAATCAAAGTTTTAGAGAACTAGACAATTTGACTAAAATGCAATTAAGATTCCAAGAAATGATTAGACAATCAAGTGATGCTGTCAATGATGCCACCAGAACATCAGATGAATACAATAACCAAAAGCTAGCAATGAAAGGAAATTTGAGAGATCTAGGGATTGCAATAGGAAACAGTTATATACCAAACATGACAGAAGGTCTCAATGTAACTAATGATTTTTTAGATACTTTAATTGAATCGGAATGGACAAAACCAATAGCGAGGGTTGGAGCTTTAGCAACTGTTTTTGCAGGGCTTGCTGGTAGTGCTGGAGTAGTATATGCTCTTGCTGGCGCATTAGGTATAGGCGCGGGACCAATAGCATTAGGCGCATTAGCGATAGCAGGACTAGTAATTGCTTTTGAAGATTTATGGACTTGGTGGCAGGGTGGAGAATCTGTCACAGGAAAAATAATTGACTGGTTTGATGATTTGACAGTTAAGTTTCGAGAATGGGAAAACACTGAAATAAGCTTTGAAAATTTAGACGAATGGACAGAAGGATTCCAAACTAAAATAAATGAATTCCAAAATTGGATAAGCGGCAAAATTGATTCAATAACTGATAAATTCACTAATTTTGAAGATTTGAGCTTCAATTTACCCACTTTTAATTTTGATGATTGGTGGCAGGGCATAAACGATTGGTTTGATGACAACTTTAACATTAAAAAAATTATCGAAGAAAAATTTGACTTTAGTTTACCCAAACCTGAATGGGTTCCGGATTGGTTAGGCTGGGGCGATAATGATGTTACATCAGATAATATAAACAAAGAATCTGAAGAAATTCAAAAAAATAGTTCAATTAAAACAGAAAATGTTGATAATTCAATAAATATAGGAGAAATTAAAGTTGAAGGCGGAAACAATCCAGAAGAAACAGCAAAAGCAGTAAAAAGAGGAATTGCTACTTACGAAAGGCAATTAGCGGGGGGGGTAGGAGCATAAATGGATTGGACATATATTGATGATGTGTTAGTAGATGTTGTCGAAAGCGAAACCCCTACCTTTTCTAATGAAATTACTGAAAAGCCGGTTGAAGATGGTACTGTCATTACTGATCATATTAACAACAACCCCGTTACCTTTTCTCTAAATATTGTTATAACTGGTGAATACGGTGACACTCCGCAAGAAAAGTATGAGAGATTACTTGAAATCAGAGACAACAGAGAAATAATTACAGTTGTTGGAGCTCTTCAAGTTTATGAAAACATGGCAATCAGTGAGTTATCGCTTGAAAAGACAGTAAAAAATATTAAAGGCTACTCAGGAACAGTATCTTTCCAACAAGTTAAATTTGCTACCGCAGAAACAATTATAGTGGAAGTTGCACCACCTGTTATTGATGGAGAAAAGCAACCAGCTCCAGAAAAAGAAAGCGGAGAAACCTCAACAAAAGATAGCGAAAGTGAAAATGTAGATGAAGAGACTGTCAATAACAAAAGCTTACCAATAAAATTATTTGAAAGTGTTTTTGGATCGGATGGTGATAATTGATGGTCCAATTAAATTATTTGCCTATAACTAAATCAAAAACTAAAACGGACCGCTTTATCATTGAACTGGATGAGAATAACTATATATTTGAAGTCTACTGGAATCCCATTGGAGAATATTTTGCTTTCAACATGTACGATATAGATGAGAATCTAATAATATCAGGTCGAAAAATAACTTATAATGTCGACATGCTGGATAATATAATTGATGAAAGAGTTCCAGGAGTACAAATACTACCGGTTAACCCGGCAGTAGAAGATGATCATATAACTTATGATAACTTTATGGACTCGGTTAAATGTTATATTTTTGCTGCAGGTGATCAGTAATGCTCATATATCGTAAAGCCGAAGTGGTTGTAGGTGATTGGAAGGTTACTTATCCAGAACTGCATATTGAAGCTGAAATTAACTTTAATGACAGCTCAGAGAGTAATATTGGTATGATCAAGCTGCATAACCTTTCTGATAAAAGTATAAAGAAACTAAAAAAAGATAAGATGATTCAACTAAATGCCGGGTATGAAGGTGATGTAGGAAGCCTTCTGCCTGGCATTATTATTAAAACTACAACTAATTATGAAGGAACTGACAAAGTAACTGAAGTTATTGTAGGCGATGGCACTGAACGCTGGCTTAATGCAACTATCAATAAGACCTGGAAGACAGGAATTACATCTGACAGGATAGTTAAAACCTGTGCTGATATGCTGCCGTTTAATTTTAAAGGCTATGAGACAGACACAATAAACTACCCTAAAGGCAAGACTCATTCAGGGACTATTAAATCACTGCTTGAAGAGATAGCAGCTGATTTAGGTGCAAAACTGCATGTCTCAAGAGGTTTTATCTACTTCAGAAAACCTAAACAGGCCAGTATTGAAATAGTCAATCTGAATAAAGATACTGGACTGATTGGTACACCGACTATATCAGAGAGTGATGGTAATACTTTTTATGAGGTTGATAGTTTATTAAATTACCGAATATGGACCGACAGCATCATAAATATAGATAGTAAGACAATTAATGGGCTCTATAAGGTTAAAGGTGGCTCTCACTCAATAGCCGGCGGCGATTTCATTACAACAATGGAGGTGGATAAGTATGAATCTTAATGATATAACTCGCAAGTTGATAGATGATGCAATAAGTGATCTTCATACAGCTCTACCTGCCAAAATTAACAAGTATGATGCTCAAAAAATGCGGGCTGAAATAACTCTTTTAAATAAAAAAGATTTAGAAGGGGAATTGGTTAAGATACCACCTATCTTAGAGGTGCCAGTTGGTTTTATTAAAGCAGGTAATTTCATTATCCGCCCACCATTCCAAAAAGGTGATGCAGTAGTAGTAGCTTTTTCAGAAAGAGCTATAGATAAACTTTTAATCAGTGGAGATCCAGAGAACCCAAAATATAAAAGAAAACACAGCATAGATGATGCAATAATAGTTAACAGCCTGCAGTTGGAGTCTGAAAGTGATTTAAACAGCAGTTATACAAATGATTTGCTAATAGAAAATCGAGAAGCTGATAGCCGAATTGTAATGAAAGCTAATGGTGAACTGCTAATAGAAACTACTGGTAAAGTTAATGCAATATCTACTGATACAACTACTATAACAGCACCAAAAGTTATTGTTGATGCAGAAACTCATTTAGGTGGTGATGGTGGAGAAGGTTTAAGTTTTGGTGAAACTTTAAAATCTTATCTTGACGGCCACACTCATCCGGGAGACAGCGGTGGAACAACAGGGCCACCTACCTCTCCAAGTCCAGCACCAAGCAGCAAAGTATTTACGAATTAGGTGATTATATGAGAAGTGTTTATCTTAATGATAACGGAGATTTTGAGTTTGACAGCATGAATGAAGTTAAAATGATTGATGGTATAGATGAAATTAAGCAGCGGCTTAAAATATCGCTGATCACCGAGATGGAAGAATGGTTTCTTAACCTTGATTTTGGTGTGCCCTGGCTAAAGATGCTGGGTGAAGGTGATCCACCGGCTGAATTCAGGAAAGAAGTTTTAAAAGTGCTAAATGATGAGCCGGCTGTAGACAAAATCAGAGAAGTTAACACTGAATTTGATAGAGCTAACAGAAGTTTAGAGATAAATTTCATAGTTGAAGTTGGAGAAAATACCATTGTAGAAAGCGTGGTGATTGAATGAGCAATGGATTCGAAAGAAAAACAAGAACTGAAATAGTTGCTGACATGCAGGCTAAAGCTAAAAACCTCTGGGGTAATGATATTAATTTAACTATCAATACTTTTATAGGGATATTCATTCATCTTATCAGTTATCCGATATCTCTGCTTTGGCTTGGTTTAGAAGCTATTTATAATGCCATGGATATTAATGCAGCAGAAGGGCAGGACCTTGATAATCTTGCTAAAAAAATAGGCATCAGAAGATATTCATCAGCCAAAGCAGTAGGTGAAGTTACTTTTACAGGCGACAATAATGTTTTAATACCAGCCGGTTTTCAGGTAGAAACTGATGAAGATGAGCCAAAAATATTCGAAACAACTGAACAAGTAATAATAACATCTGGTAGTATAACTGTTGAAATAATTTCTATTGAAGGAGGAAGCGAGTATAACGTAACTTCAAACACAATAACCAAAATGACAGAAGTTTTAGCTGGTATTGATGATGTAACAAACGAAGCTGAAACCTTTGGAGGTAGAGACAGAGAAACCGACACAGAATTAAGAGAAAGATACTTTCAATCACTTGATAGAGCCGGAGGTTCAACTACAACATCTGTCAGAGCTAATGTTTTAGAAGAAACAGAAACGTCTGACTGCATAATTTTAGAGAATATTAATATGGAAGTTGACGGCAATGGCTTACCCGCAAAAAGCTTTGAAACTATAGTATTCGGAGGGGCTAATCAAGCTATTGCAGATGCTATATTTGAGAAGAAACCAGCCGGAATAGAACCTTATGGAAGTATAACAGAGATTGTAGTAGATGATAGCGGCAACAATCAGGATGTTAGTTTTTCAAGAGCGGCAGGAATTGATATTTATGTAGAGGTTGATTTAGTCACCAGCGAAGATTATCCAGCTGATGGAGATGCTCAAGTTATAGATGAAATTGAAACATATATTAATAGTTTAAGCATTAATGAAAATGTGATTTACAGAAAAATAATTGATGTTATATTCAATGTGACTGGAGTTATTGATGTTAATGCATTGTATATTGATACTGTAGATCCTCCGACTGGTGAAGCCAATATTACTATAGGTTTCAGAGAAGTATCAGATATAGGTTCGGTTGTGATAACATGATACAGAAAATAATTGACAGATTAATTGATTTTTTGCCTCATAATTACACTAAAGATGAAGAAAGCAATCTTGCAAAGCTAATTAAAGTTATTGCTGAGCAGTTAACTGAAGTAAATGATAGTAAAAAAATGTTTGAAAATGCTCAGGATATTGACCAGGCAACTGGCAATTATTTAGATCTACTTGGCAAAACAGTGGGCCAGCCTAGAGGATCAATGACTGATGAGAGGTATCGAACAATAATAAAGGCTAAAATACAGCAGAACTTATCCGGTGGAGATATTAACCAACTGTATAATTATCTAGCTGTTATACTCGATGTTCCTGCAGAAAACTTATGGATTCATGAACACCCAGATATAGAACCGGCTCATTTTACAATAGAAGCAGAAGCGACAGATTTAGCTGCAGCTGGCATACAATTGCAAGAAATTTACGATATTGTAGATATGTTGAGAGCTGCAGGTGTTAGGTTTACTGCTCATTCACGCGGTACTTTTCAATTTGCAAAAGAATTAACAGGTATTTTTCAATTTTCTTCACAGCCAGAAACATCTGAATCAGATTTGAATACTGGTTTTTCAAGTGTTGAAAATTATACAGTATCTGGTGGTAAATTTTTAAGCAGCGTTGATACATCAGATGCAGATAAAGGATTTGCAGACATCGAACAGAACAAAGGTGGTTTTTTTGGCTCAGTAATAGAATAAAATAAGGAGATGATCGCATGGCAGAAAGACCAGAATGGAATGCAGCAGGAGCTGTTCCTCCTCAATCGAAAAAAGACCAGGGCTGGCAGGAAGGAGAAAGGCCTCCTGCGGAGTGGTTTAACTGGTTATTTAATAGAACTTATGAGAGCTTAATAGAACATGATAATATTTTTACAGATATTCAGAATGGCGACTTTGATGTTGCTGTATCTAATGAAGCTGGAACAGAAAAATATAAATTACTAATAGTTGATGGTTCATTAGTATTAGAGGAGTTGGTGTAATATGAAAGGATTTCCGAAAAAACTTAAGACTAAAAAAGATTATGAAAATATAGTCGATGATTTCGGCTACACTCAGAAAGTTAAAGAAGCTTATCAAGCATTATTAGAAACTGATCAGCATTATGTATTTGATAAAGAACTAGCATCTGAAGATGAAAGGACTGGCCCGCTCCCTGATTATAAAGTAATGAAAGAAGATGATCAGGAAACCGAGACAGTTAGAATCGTTCAGTATAAATTAGTAGATAACCCTGACTCAAAGCTAAAAGAGTTAGGTTTTACAAAATCTGAAGTTCAAGAGGTGATTGACTTATGCTAAGTGTAGTAGGAGTAGATAGTCCTGCTTTTTATAATGCAGAAGGAAACATAGAAAAGACAGCCGGAGTCCAGGGAGTAGATATTCCGGCCCTGGCATTAAGAATTAATAGACAGAACTTAAAAATTGAATCAGCATCAGCACTAACTGCCGCAGACAATGATGGCAGTTTTTCTAGTTTTGCGATGGGTACAGATTATTATATCTATGCCTGTCAGCCAGCTGATGGTATTGAGCCAGATTTTGTGCTTTCAGCTAATTCAACTTACCCAGATACGATTCCTTCTGGAGTTACACCGAGCGCTGATAACACTCGGAAAATCGGTGGGTTCCATTATGGCCGGGTGAGGAACAGTTCTACAGTTTCTGATGTATCAGAAAGTATTGTGCCTAACTCAGTCTGGGACCTTGTTAATCGCCCTAAATGTTCCCCTGAGGGAATGGCTAAGGTAGGAAACCTTTGGGTAGATATTTATTTAGCCAGTGACGATGGTAACGGTGGTGTTGAATCAAAGTATAATGCAACACCTATAACTGGTACCGAGGGCCTTAGTTGGTACAGTTTCGCTGAAAGATTCGCGAAGGTAGATAAG